TTTAAATTGTTACCTACTTCTGCTATATTAGAACCAAAATCATCAAAGGCAGCCATTATAGGTCCTGGTAAAACTGATTCTGCACCTGCCCTTATAGTACCAAGTACACCTTTTGCTTCTTTTCTTTTGTCACCTAATTCTTGTGATTGTTCACCTTCTTTTTTCTGTAATACTGTAAGTTCTTGTATTAATTTAGCTATATTTTCCTCTGAACCTTTTTCACCTTTCTCTACAAGTTTTTGTAATTCTTTTTCTTTTTTAATTATTACTTTTTGTGTTTTTATATTTTCAGCTTGTTTCTTTTGTAAGTCTTTTTCTGATATAAACTGAACCCTGTTGTTCTTCATTTCAACAGCAAGTCCTTGTTCTCTAAATTTTTCTAATCTGTCTTGTCTATTTCTCTCATCTCTCTGTTTAGCAAGTTCTATTGATTCTTGAAATTTTTGTGCTTTAAAAGAAACTTTATCATATATTGCTAACATTCTACTACCGAAGTCCATACTAAACTTCTCTGCCACAGATTCCATTCTTTCAGGAATACCACTCATCATGTCTTGGTCTAGTTTATCACCTATTCTTTCAAGTTCTGTAGGAATAAGTGCTAGAGAAGGCATTGCCTTAATTAAAGGGTCAAATACCTTTTTCATAGACTGTATGAGTGGTTCTAATTCTTCTTGTGGTAGTTCTACATGTGCCATTATCTACGGACCAAACTGCCTCCAAAATATAACCCGATTATTGAGGACACAACATGTGTATCAAGTGGCGTTATAACTAAACCATTTAATGGTTTCCATGTTGTCATTTCTCCACTACTTGCAAATATCCACCATCCTTGCATTACTGATTCAGTATATCCTACATAGATAGGTGTATCAGGTGCAATTAAAAATACAATTTTAGGTAATACTATAATTGCAAATACACACATTAAAGCAATCCATCGCCTTGTGTTTTTTGTAAATGGGTCTGCTACTGCTCTTGCCTTATCAAACTGTTCTGCTTGAAAACCAGCTCTTGCCATTAGCATTTTTTGTTTCTCTGCCTCATCTTTACCTTTTTGAGCCATGATGGATAAAATACCACCTAGGACAGTTGAGGCACCCATGCTTATAAGTTCCATTGGTATCATTTCATCTTCTCCTGTTCTCGTTTTCTTCTCTCGTTTTCTTCTTTGATATAGTTGATTAACATATCAACATATATATCTCGTTCCCATGGTATCATATTTTCAATCTCTGTTATATTATATTTATGATGTTGCATAAGTGCAAAATTCGTTTCAAAATACGCCTCTAGGTTATTGTGGGAGAGGCATATGGAAAAAAATCAGATAACCCCCTAAAGGTTACCGTACTCACCACTTTTGTTTTAGGGTTCTCAACCTCCATAGTATGTTTTAATTGTGGCATAGTATCAAAAAACTTTCTAATACTTACCAAACTCTCTTGACTTATACTATCAAAAAACTCTACCATCTCATCTCTGCTTGTATCTTTGCCTGGGTATATCTTTTCTCCCTCAAATATATGGTCAACGCATGAATATATTATTTCAAATATATCCTCTGTTTTAGCGTTTGTTATATCTGTTGCAACCTGTGTTACACCCATTGTAGGATATGCAAAAACAACACCTAAGTTTCTTGATTCATCTAACATAATTCTATTTGTATGGCTGTCATCTACTTGTACCTCAACCTTACTAATATCTACCTCTACATCAGCATATGTCTCCATGTCATCAGGACATACTACTCTAAATTTTGCAATCTCACCTACTGACTTACTTCTTATTTGTAGAAAAATATATTCTATATCAAATAAAGGTAACTTCTTTACATCTAATTTATTAAATGTACAAGCTTCAATCATATTTGTTACTGCATTAAAAATCTCATCTTTGTTTTCAGATTCACTTGCAATCATTAATATCTTTTCTTCTTTTACCGTAAATGGTCTAAACCCTATTCTTTCATCTTTTGAAGGTAAAGTCATCTCATATGTAGGTACTTCTATCTTTGGTAATGCCATAATATCCTCACTTAATTATTAAAAAAATGGTGGAAATACTCTTCCGCCTGTTAAATCTCCTATTGGTATTCTTCGTTTTAAATCTCCTAAAAGTCCTTGTCCTGCTCTTCTTAGTTCAGGTGGTAATATACTTAGTAGTCCACCTAATAGACCACCACCTGCATTTAATCTTCCTGGTTCATTTGAAATTGACTTATCAAAACCACCATCACCAAGTGCTACATCAGCAGTCTTGTTTATAAAATAGTTCTGCCAATATCTATATTTAAATGTTACATCAAAAGTTACTACATTATTATTATCATATGATAACGCTGGTGCCCCTATACTTGTAGGGTAACAGTCATATAGTTTTACACCATGTGTTAAATCATCTCTAGCTGCTGGGTCTTCTGATGAACCTGCTGAGTTAGCAAATTGTCCTAAATTAAATAAATCTATATCTGATACATAGTTATCATAAAACTCATAGTTATTAGATATACTATTAAAAGCAGACTTTTGCCATAATTCAAAATACTGTCTTTCTCTTAAATATTTATCTGCATAAAATGTTGCTGTTAAATCACCATATGTATGGTCTGTTACAAAATGTCTAGGGGCGCCTGGTCCTGTTACAATAGGTGATGTTGTCATTGTTCTATCAGGCATTGTGATACTTCTACAAAATGCATTTACTCTTTTACCATCTTTACCTTGTATCTGTCTATTAATTTCTTCAGTAGCAAATCCTCTTTTTTCTTCTCCACCTGCATATAGTCCACTTAAAGGTCCTTCTGACCCAACAGGTAATCTAAATGAAGCATAAAATCTTCCTGTTCTTGCTAATCCTTCTCCTTGCATTATGTATTGTAACATTTGATTAATCAAAGCTGCCTTTGTAGATAATAAATTAGGATTATCAGGTTGTTGCCCACCTTCTATCTGTCTAAATCTTGGGTCTAATAAAATGTTATCTAATGACCTGTCTCTCCTTAAACCAAGTCTAACATCTGAACCAAATATTTTTACTCCGCCTCTAAATATTGCCATTTTTATCCTCTACTTTGTCCGTATACGAAGCTTGCACTTCTCTTTTTAAACTGTTGTACAGGTAGATATACTGCTGTAGGAGCGTCTTGTAAATCTACTCTCATAAAACCTGACCTCACTTGTCTATACAAATATCTTTTTATTGTGGATTTTACTCTTGCAAGTCCACCTACTCTTTGATAACTTACATCTAATCTTGTTGTGCTATCAAATTTACTATTAGTAGCAAATCTTTGTAATTGATTTAACAATCTAAATCTTATTGTAGGTGTTAGATAATGAAAGTTCATACCTAAAAACCCACCTCTAAATCCTTCTAATGGCAATACAAGAGGAAAGGTATCATAATAAGGTAATGTTTCTTTAAACTTTGGGTCATAGAAAAACAAATTTAATCTACCTAAAGAAGGCCTTTGATTAATCTTACCTTGATTATATAACTTTCTAGCAGTTACACTATCACCTAAAGATGATACTGCATTTCTATACCATGTAGATGACCTTTTTGTATCACCTGCTTTATCACTAATCTTGTCAAATATACTTGCCATGATACTATTTATACGAAAAAGGGCATACCTATTACTAGATATGCCCTAAAGTTTACGATAGCGGAGAGAGATACCTCTTATTCTTCTGCTAATTTACTAAAATAATCTAGTGTATCATCACTATCACTAGCAGGAGCCGTAGAGGCGCTATCTTTACTTTGAACCGTAGCAGTAGATGTGGATGGGAGGTCTACATTTTCTACTGTGTCGGTAGACTTGGTACCTGTAATTACTCGATTCAGTTTCTCTTTGAGTTCCTCATACGATTTAAAATTACTGGCATCCAAGAATGGTTTTAGAGGATATTGTTTCTCCCATATCGCCTTGATACTGTCATCATTATCAGCGATAGCAGAAACACCCTCAAATTCAGATTTATCATAATTCCAGAAACCATCAACCTTTCTAATTTTAAGTTTGAAGTTAGCACCTTTCCAGAAATCAAATGGGTTTATAGGTGTTTCATCATCAAACTCAGGTTGCATTGCCTCTGTTATCTTATCAAATATTTTTTTACCAAACTTGAACAGTTTTACTTGTCCTTCATTTTCAGGATGTGCTGGGTCTGATACAATAAGCACATTTGAATAGTAAGATAATTTTCTCTTACGATTTCTAGCAATGCCTTTATCTGATTCAACACCTGTATTCCATAGTCTAGTATTTTCTTCACTAACAGGGTCTTTATGACCTAGTGTAGTTAAGCTGTTTTCAATATACCAACCACCTGGTCCTTGAAATGCATGAGACCATAATCTAACCCATGGCATATCTTCACCTGATGTTGCTGGCAAGAATCTTAATACTGCATACCCATTACCTGTTTTATCAAGTTCTGGTTTCCACAGTCTGTCATCTTGGTATTTGTTTTTGTTTTTTGAATCCTCAGGATTGAGGTTTTCTTCTAATGCTTTTGTTAGTTTATCAAAACCACTAGATGATGTTTTTAATGATTCAAAGTCCATATTATCCTCCGTATTATTGTATTAATATATTCTCGTATCTGTAGCAATGCTACACTACTATTTATAATAGTTACACCTATTATATAACATTTATTTGAATTTGTCAAGCATGGTTGAGTATGTAATATATTCAACATTCTTATTATTTCTCCATGTATCTACTACACAATTTATATTATCTTCAGTACCTACAGGTTTCTCATTTACTTTATAGAATTTTATATGTTTATATTCAGTAAACAAAGCACCCCATTGTATCTTCCAATTATCTGATGGTGTTTTGCCGTTCTCTGCTGATACATAATGGTCTGTTCCTTTGTAGAGATTATTTACTTTGTTGTCGTAACTTTCTAAATCATGACCTATTAAATAAACCTCTTTTAACTCTTTTATTTGTTCTACTGCAATTCTACCACTCGTAGCACCGGCTGCCCACCCTAAATCTTTCTTATAGTTTTCTATCAAGTCTGTTATGTTGTTTGAATAATCAGGTTGATTAATCCAACTGACATTGATTGATGAATGATTAATCTGTTGCTGTATTATTTCTTTTGTTTTACCATGTGCCTTGCCACTCTTAATAATGTTTGCAAGACCTGATAAGTTAGAACCATGAAATACAAATTCTTCAGCATTCGTTCTTTCGTTTTCAATATGTTTATCATAATATTCTTTTATTTCATCTCTTGTTATTTTATCTACTGCACTATAAATCATCATGTCATAATGCATAGCAGGTACTTTTGTCCAGTCTCTAAACCATGCCTCATTCTTTTGACAATAACCACTATTGTATATCTCATGACATATGCCATGGTCTACTGCAACAAGTACATCAGGTGTAAAGTCTCGATACAAAGCATTACAGCCATATATCACACCATGAGGTCTTAATTTTTCTAAATCAAAACCTTTTCTACTTTCACCATTACCTATGCAAAATGCTTTACTCACTTTTTATACCTGTCACCTTACTGTCTTTAAATCTTAATTTTAATTCTTTTTTTGCTTCTTCTACTGTTAAACTTTTCAATGCATAGACAAATGTTTTTTTGCCATCAATTGTTAAGTTATATTTTTTGTATATGCTTTCTTCTGTCATGCTTCAATGTATACCTCATAAATGTTTAAATACCAATCTGTAAAAAAATGATAGTGTAAAATACCTATCAACATTATTGTTGAACCTACAATATTAACCACTATTAATGACCAATCATTCCA